CTTAGATTTATACCAGTCGCTGGTTACAAGCACTGTGTAGCTAAACGGATAAACACTGATAGCCTCAGTATCCTTAGTCAAGCCAAAACTCTCGACAACTAATTTGGGATTTTTAGGTGTTAACACTAAGCGAGCACCTTTCATGTTAGCCTGTGTCACTGTGATTCCTACTTTACGCAGTAGCTCACAGGTTGCCTCAAAGCTGATAGTGTATGTCTTGCCTTCTTCAAAACCTTCACCATTATGGGCAATGTCAATATAACCTTGTTCAAAAGTAATAACTTTGTCAGTATCACCATCCAGTCTGTTGCGATTGTAAAACGTGCCGCCAGTTGATCCAACAATGTTAGCTGTAACTGTGGCAGTTTCAGACGTGTCTTCCAGTTTAGCTTTAATGTCAGCTAAGCTATCCTTGCTAAAACCGGCTTTGGCCAAAGCATCATCAATCTGCTTTTCATCAACTTCAAGGTCTTTAAGAGACGTTCTAAATTCTTCAAGTTTTTTATCAAAATCTTGCTCTTTAGTGTCAGCATCAGATAAAAATTTTTTGAGTCGCTCATCGACTGCCTTGGCTAGCTCCTCAGCTTCCAGCACTTTAGCGTTAACCTCAGCAACTTTGACCTCGGCATTAGCTTCAGCTTTTTTGATGCCATCTTCAATCTCTTCACGGAGTTTAGCTTCTTTTGTGTCAAAAATACGATTAGCATTATCAATCTGCTTTTGTAATTTTGCTTCAAATGCTGCGTCATGTTGAGCAGTTGATTCAGCTACCTTATTGTCAATTTGATTGCTAATTTGTTTTGCTAAGTTGGTCTTAATCTCTCCAAAGCTGATGGATTTTAACCGATTAGCCATAGGAGCGAACTGATAGCCAGTGATTTGCATTCGTAAGTCTCTGTCATAGAGCTCGTGGAAGACAATTGCTGTATCAAATAGCCTAACAGCACCCTCGTAGTTATTAGTAACATCAATTTTTAAACTATTACCTGGCATGTCGCAAAGAGTTTTTTCAAAGTATTTCTTGCCATATTCAAGCAAGTCCTCTTGCGTTTTGACATCTTGATCCTGCAACTTGATAGTCTTTTCAACAATTATCGGATGAGTGTCTTTGAGCTTGCTCTCAACAGTTACCCTAATCGTTTTCTTTTTGCTAACTTCATTGTGGCCAATGTTTCCATCTGAAGCTTCTCTGGTTTCTACTTCATGTTCTTCTTCTACTTCAGCAACTAAATGAAGGATAGAGACAAGCCCTTTGATAGTATCTGTTTCCTCATAAGATTTGAGGTTTTTCTTGTACATGAACAAGGTTTCGGTATCTTTGCCAGCTTTTTTGAGCAAGTTAATTTGGTATTTATTTCGTACAAGTTCGCCACCCCACTGCCCCATGATTGAGTGTTTGCCATTGGATAAAGCATCCATAACAGATACATCTGATTGATTAAATGTATGTCTGCCATCAATATCACTGAAGAAGCTAAATGGGTGCTCACGCTTGATACTACCTGCCAGCTCTGACATAACTTTCATACCTTGCGCTCTATCAACACTAATAGTGTCAATTGCATAGCCATTTAAGTCATCAGCGACCTGATTAGCATAAACGTTAATATAGCCATGCCGCTTAGTAATTTCAAAAATCCTAAAAAGCTGAGGACCATGCAGATCATCAGCTTCTAGGATTATTCCTTTTTTTATTAAAGGGCGATACTCGTGTTTAGCAGGATATTTAAAACTTAGTTTGTAATCACTATTGGCCTCCTGTATAATCTCATCTTCAAAGGCTGCTACGAGAGGTGTATTATCATCTTTAATTGATATCAAACCTTGTACCTCCATCTTGGACTAATTACTGTTCTGGTAATTCCTCCGCTAACGGCAATACCTTGTGTACCAGGTTGTATTTCAAAGAAACTTCCTCTTATCCGGATTGAATTTTTCACATTGCCTTCACCGTCATAGATGCATTGCTGACCATGTTTGCACTCGATCGTTGCTTTTCCTGATAAGTTTAATTCCATGACTTGTTCGCCGATTGTTAGCGTTCCTTTTCCAATACCCTCAACAACTATCTTAGGTTCACTGAAAACATTTCCTGTATTGTTAATGTTTCCGTTGCCTGTGATTGTGGCATCTGAGATACCTTTTGCGTATCTAAATGGATAAAGAGCAAGTTTGAGAGTCACCCTCCACGAGTTCATAGTCACAGTATTGATTTTGACAGATAGGCAATCATAGTAATAAAAAGAGTTAGGTATGTGCCAAAATTCGATTTTTTTACTAAGGCCGTCTAAATGATTAACTAGATTAACAGCATCATCAAAAGCACTCAAATGCCATGTTATCGTTGGTTTTGACTCATTGTATGACTCTAATTCCCTGCTAGCGCCATTCATGCCATAAGCTTTATTTTCGACAAAACTAGGGGATAGAACATCCCCCACATCGTAATCGGTCAAAACACAATTAGGGATTAAAGATGTGTCAAAATCATCAATAATAACTTTAGGTATCATACAATCCCCTCTCTAGCCATAATTTTGGCAAATTCTTCGTATAAAATAGCGCTGACTTTTTCTTTGTCTAGATAGACATCCGTATTTTTATCAAGGATATCTTGCAATAGAGCAAGCACCTTGACAAAAAATAATGACAAGTCACTTGTAGCAGAACCGACTGTAGTTTTAGTACTAATATTGCTTGATAGTAAGTCATCAGCTGTGACGCTTGGTTTAGCATCAATACCGAGAGATAGACTTTTACCTGTCATGGTGCCTGCAAGATCGTCAGCCATGCCAGATACATTTGATTTAACCTCTTTAAAGCCATCAATCAAGCTTGTATTAAGTCCACCCATAATTGCTTTACCAGCAGGTTTTAGTAGAACTCTATCGTAAGAGATAGGTCCTTTATGTTCTGCAATCCAGTTGGCGATACCACCCACAAAACTTTTGACGGCTCCCCAAGCTGATTTCAAACCGTTTAAGAAACCGTTCATAATTGCGGCACCAGCTCCAGAAATATCAATGTTTGCCAAACCTCTAATTGTGCTTGAGATTGAATTGATAACTCCATTTACTGCTGAGCCGACACTAGACACCAAGCTACTAAAACTACTGAAGGCTGATTTTATGCCATTTATAACAGAGTTTATGATACCCTTAGCCACATTTATTGCATCTCCCATTGCCATCCAAGCAAGTGAGAAAATGTTTTTTAGGACGCCGACTGCAGAACCGGCACCACTGAACGCTAATTTTATGTAGTCAATAACCGTAGATATGATTGTTCCAGCAGTTGAAATCGCAGTCTGAATGTTAGTCCAAGCGCTCTTAATAAAAGCGCTCAAGCCTTGTCCGGCTGTGCCTAAATTACCAAACATACCGATAGCAACTCCAATCCATTCTGCAATGACACTGAGAACAGGTTGTACAAAATTAAGACCTTGAACCAGCAAGTCAATGATTGGTGTGACTAGTTGTATAGCCACTTTAACTGCATCAAAGGCAAAGCTAACTCCCATAAGCGCACCTTTTACAACACCACCTAAAAAAGACCCTAAAATTTGAAATACTGGCATCAAGGCATCACTTAGTATCGAAATTAAAGGTTGTGCTGCATTCCACATGCCAACAAACGAGTCAACAACTCCTGAGATAGCTGGTCCAACAATCGCAGCGAAGTTAGAAAAACCTGCTTGTAGGGCTGGTAAAATTGCTGAAATTAAGGCCTCAAAACCACTAAAATCTAATCTAGCTAATCCGCTGATAATAGTGTCTATCACTGGTGCAACTGCATTACCGATGCTAGTAAAAAATGATGGCAACTGCCCAAAAGCGGTTTTTAAACCATCAAAAACAGGTTGTAAATTTTGGCCAATCTGTGCAAATTTAGCAGTAATAGGACTTAAATCAATACTAATTCCAAGGCTACTCATTAGCCCTTTAAATTGACTGGCAATAATAGGAGTTGCTGCTCCAATAAAAGTACCAATTGCCGATGGTAATCCTTTAAAGATATTTGCCACCATCGGAATAAAGTTACCAAATAAGAAATTAGAAGTTGTTTCAGCCAGTCCTCGTAAAGCAGGTCTTATATCATCTCCTAGTGATAAACCTGCCAGTACATTTGTAAAAGAGGACTTCATAGCAGCTAGAGAGCCTGAAAAAGTTGTTTTGGCTTCTTCAGCAGCTACTCCAGCGATCCCCATGTTATCCTGTACCAAGTGTATAGCCTCAACCACATCAGCATAATTACTCAAATCAAACTTCTTACCCATAGCGGCAGGTAGCTTTTCAGCGTCTGATAAAAGCCGCTTCATTTCCTCTTTTGTACCGCCGTACGTTTATATTCGCCATAAGTCGTTAATTTATGACCGTTCTCTTATGAACTGCTATATATTTCTATATAGACTAGACTATATCTTGCGTATTGAACGCCCTCGCACTTCCACCTACTTAGGTGTACTCTACTCCATTAAAAAAACACCCTTGCGGATGTTAATTCTGTTTCGATAGTCGTTACACTTTTATGAATTAATTTTTGATCTATTACCTTTTTTATACAGGAATTGATACCCTCTAGTTCTACCGCGTTTGCCAATTGTTCCTAGTAGCAACATTAGGGATATATTGCTTATCGTGCAATTGAAATATTTAGCAGTTTCTGAAATACTTTCAAATTCTAAGGTTTCAATAACATCTAGCCACGCTAAATGTCCTCCGCCTCTCTTTTTTCTTTCTTCTGCATAATGCTTTACAATGATTGATTCACTTCTGACACCTATTGTTTCAAATCTAGAGTTGTTTTCCGAATATGTCGCCCATCTTAGATTGTTAATAGAATTATTTTTTCTATCGCCGTCTATATGGTCAACCGTCGCTTTATTTTCTAAATTTGGGATGAAAGCTTCTGCAACCAATCTATGAATAGAAACTTTTTCTGATTTATTATCTTTATATAAATCAACAATTAAATATCCATTTCGTTTATTTGTAAAAGGTTTTTTAATTCGTCCTGTAATATCATTTCTAACCACTCCATTTTCATTAATAGAGTAGTTTGTATTTCTTGCAATTTTAACCCACATAATCTATTTCCTTTACCACGTATTTATATATTTATTTTATCGTACAAATACAGTAAAATCAATAGTTTATTCCATTTAATTCATACTTAGCACGGTATTGTCATGCACATAATAATGTGTTTAGAGTTCCACCGTTTTCACGAGGTTTATACTGAGCTAGTTTTTTAGGTCTACCCAGTTTTAAGTTATCCAACATCGTGTAATTCTGCTTAGCAAATCCCTGGTAAGCCATTTGGATTGATGTGATATCAGTACCCATCTTAGCCGAGTTGTCGGCCATATCCATGATTGCCATGTTAGCAGCCTTGGCAGCCGCGACAGCATCACCTCCAAGTGATTGCTTTAGAGATGCACCCATTGAAACTGCTTGCTCTGCATAAGTATTTGCTGATATTCCAGCTTTGTATGCCTCTTTAGCAAACCCTTTGACAGCAGTCTCAGCGCCCTTATACAATGTGTCAATACCACCAAAAGATTGCTGCAAATCAGCACCAGCGGACAAGGCAGACGAAATCATCTTACCGATTCCAGCAGCTGCAATGGCACCACCAATCATTTTAACGAGATTACCACCAATGAGCGAACCAGCGCTCAACCCAGCCGACCTCGCTTCGGGATCAAGCTGCTTTGAGATCGCTCCACTTATTCCACGAGCAGATGGCATAATTTGCACATAAGCTTGACCAAGTTCTGTCGCCATTAGCCATCACCTCCTAATAATTTCTTACGGGCATTTTCAAAATCCTCGCCAGAGGCAAAAGACATAACGTCATTCGCTTTTTGTGATGTAGATCCAGATATAGCTTCCACCATGGATTTAGGTTTGTTTTGACCAGATTGACCATCCTTAGTTTTAGACCAAAACAGCAAATTAGTATTATCGTAAATACCAGCTAACAAAACAGTATCCAAAGCCTCTGTCTCTCCAGATAATGCCATTTTTATCCTAGAGTTAGATCTCAAACCGACAGCAAAAACAGCCACCTGATAAGCAGGTAGCTGTCTGTAATTATATATGCCGTATGTTTCAGCTAAATCACAAGTCAATGCATCATCATCTTTTGCTATCATCTGAGCGAGGATTGCTAGTTTTTTAAATCTTTTTGACTTTCAAAAATTTCTTTGATTTCTACTCCGATAGCTTCAACATCTACGATACCATCTGCATCTCGTACATGTTCTTTTAGAGACTTAGCAGCATCACCAAGTAACAAATTAACGATTTTAACTACTGCTGTTGGATCAGTTTCCTCTTCTGCAATAGCTTCGACAAGTTCAAAGTTTTTTAATCGTTTTTTAGGGATTTCGTATTCAAATCCTGATGTTGTTTTTCCTTTTAAGATTTCCATAATGCCTCCTTACATTTCAAGACTTCCTTCTTCTGCCTTTGACTTAACGATGTACTCATGATGAGTGTCCCCATTTTCGTCTGGGAAACATTTTAACTTAGTTTCATAGCCGACAACTTCCCCGTCAACATACTTAATTTCAGACACTTCATCTACTTTTGCGTTCGGTAAAACTATGCGCTTCAGAATTCCACCATTCATGATCATATCAATAACGATAGCGTGAGCTTCTAGCTCGCTTGAGTTAGATTTGATATGGATTCCTTTTTCTAAATCTCCAGTAACATTTGCAGAACCATAAACTTCTTTTAAAACTTCAACTTTTAGTGATTCGATTAACTTATAAGTAAACGTGTCTTCTTTTTCAGTCTGTACAGCCCCGACAATATCTCCACCCCACGCTTTAATATTTTCGGATGAACGTGTATCTTCATTGACCACACCATCCTCGGATACATAACCCAAATTCTTAAATTTAGTATTTAATTCTGATTTTGCATCCTTGGGCAATTCAGTACCAAGCGGTGCCGAATAAATCGCCCCACCGGCCTTAGGCTTTGCAGATGTTACATTTTTAGTATCATTCTTATTCATCAATATCTCCTTTAATAATGATTAATGTCAAATACAGCTTGATAGCGATAGCGCTTAGTTGCTGTATCTGTAAAATTGTAGTCAGCATTAAGATGTACACCAGAAACTTGTGGCAAGACATCAAGCTGCTCAATTACTTGCTTTACTTTGTCATTAAGTAAAGCCGCCTCATACAACGATTCGGCATAACTTTGAAAAGCAAACGTGGAACTTAGCAAATGATTTTGCTTAGCCCCACTAGTCTTTTCTAAGATGATGAATCGTGCAGGTTCATCTTTTTGATGTTCAAAAAAAGACGGCACATCTAAGTGCTCGTCTAAATATTTTTTGATAATTACTTCAATCAATCATCGCACCGCCTTCAACAGTGTGTTATTTTTTGAGTTATCTTTCTTGGCCTTTATGGTTTTAGTACTGACCATAGCATTAGCCCTATTTTTCCCAACATGGATATCTTGGACATAACCATCACCACAACGTTCTCTGATGGCTGTGGCCTTAGTGGTTAATACCTGCTGCATTTCTGATGATTTCATCAATTCGGCAACACCAGCTCTATTAAGCTTGAATTTAAACTTACTCATATCTTTCCACCATAACTTTCTTATTCCAGTCTAGTGGTATAAGCTCTTCAATACCTTCTAGTGGAATTCCTACTGTGCGCCATTTTTTGCCGAAAAATCTAACTTCCTTATCTCCCCAATCGTGGTTGTCTCCTTTTGGAATAGCTAAAGTGTAAACAGCTTTTTTTCCTGAAAGGCTAAGCTGGCTTGTTATGTCATCGCTTGTTGCTGGCGATACAAGGACATTATCGACAGATATTTCTTTATCTTTTTTTATTGGATTTCCGAAAGGGTCTATATCGATAGTTACTTTATCTATCAAAGTAATCGTTATCCCTCTTAATTTCCCCATAAAGCTCAATACCTCCATACCTCTGCTTTTTTAGACCAAGCCGTTTAAGCTCATTGTCTTTTATAAACAGTCCCCCTCCTGGAATCAAATAAGTTCCAGACCAAGTGTAGCCAAGTGCCGATTGACTTTCTTGCGACATCGGTTCACCTTGAGTAGATGTCATGAGTGTTCTAGCTACAATGTCAACCGTAACCGATTTAATAACATTAACAAAATAAGGCTTATCAACCATCGTTTTATCTAAGTCTTTGCCAACTTTGTCAGCTTCCATTCTTAATGTATCTGATACGACTTTCAAGAGTGCATTTGCACGTTTCAATTCGTCAACAGATAAGGGACGCCATAACAAAATGACGTCATCTGTTGTTGCAAAATTGCCCACTTTTACCTCCTAACCAGGCAAGAGTGCCTCTAATTCAGGTTTCTTAGCTTTAGAGCTATATTTTATCCCAGCAGCATCTAACTGACGTTTAATTTCTGCTACTGTTTTTGCTTTTTCGCCTGTCTGCTGTTCAACCAAAGTCCAATCTCCACCACAAACAGGGACGGAGCTATAAAAACTAGCTCCAGTCTTACTGTTAACGTATAACATTATACTTCTCCTTTAGTGACACGAGCAAAGCTCTTAGCGTCCAAAATACCCCAGCCGATATACGCCTCAGCACGTAAGTAAATTTGGTTATACCCTTTAAGGTCTTTCCCCGAATTATCAGGATCACCGTATTTAATGATTTCCATTGGAATTTGTTTTGCATAACCCCACTTAAACATGCTTTCAAAATCGCCAATAATTACTAAATCTTTGGATTCTGCTTCATCAGCTCCAGCACCAACAGTAGTATTGACGGACGATTTCAAGCCATTGATGCTATCTGGATTCGCTCCCCAAGCAAGTTCAGGGTACATTTTAGGCCCCATCTCCCCATTGGTAACTTTCGCCAGTGCTGTTGAAAACTCTGTATCCATCGCAAGCCCTGTCACTACACCTTCAGCCCCCTGAATTAGATTAACAGCTGCTTCGATATTTGCATCAGCGTCTTCGCTCTCTGTAAATTTAACCACTTGCGTCACTTTACTATCAAAGTGATTCGTGCCGATAACGTCAGACGCTTTTTTTGTACGTGGATTGACACCATGCATCGCCATTAGGTCAATACCACGAGCGAGTTTTTTCGCAAACCCTTCGTTAAAAGCTTTCAAAATATCAATCTTTTCCTCTTCTGTTGCATATAAAAATTCATCAGAAAGACGAGCACCATACTCAACCTTGATTGGTACGATAGTAACAGGCTCTAGCGATAAGCCACCGTGTGTTTTTTTACCGTTTTCAGCAACCACATCAATATCAGAATCTAATGTAAACGTAAATTCTTTAGATCCGTTAAACGGAATAGGTTTTTGGCTAGATAGTTTAGCTAGTGAGCTATGCCCCTTAACTTTATTGATAAGATCTGATACTAAATGTTTGTCAAATAAGCTCGCTTTTGATGTTTCTGTTCCCATATTTTTTCTCCTTTAATTAATCTTCTAATCTTCTGTACTTAATCCTTGCACTAACGCTCTGTAATTTGCGTCTGCATTACTATCGATATTTGGTTCGTTTGATTTTGCTGGCGGTTGTGGTTGGGATGGCTTAATAAAGGATGCTAAGCGTTCTGCATCTACTTTGAGTCCATCTTCATCATCTCCTTGCAAACGATCAGCTAAATCAATTGGTAAGCCATACTGTAACGCTACCTTTGTCCGTAAATTTGCCGTCTCATAATCGGCAATTTGATTCTTCAGGGTGCTAATCTCTTCCGTATAGCTATCAGTATTTGATTTAGCATCATTCAAAGCAGTTTGTAAGCTGCTGTTTTCGGTTTCTAGTTCTTCAACACGAGTTTTCAGTTGGTCGTAATCTTGATATTTCTCACGTTCTCGAGCAATGCGAGCTTTCACAATCGTGTCCAACTCTTCTTGTGTTTCAATAACTTTAAATTCTGACATATTAACGTCCTTTCTCCTGCTTTCCCGGCAGTTCGGTAGATTTTTTTAGCATTAAAAAAGCACCCTTTCGGATGCAATTTTTAACAGCTGGTTCTTTGCTTTCTTTTCGGTTTTGTCGTGTAACAAATCCAGTGCGCAAGCAATGCACTGTCCATTAAGCTAATATCTCTATCATCATAAAGCGATTTATACCCAAAACCACCATTAGAGCCAATTTGCCTCTTTTCACAGTTTGTGACTACTGCTGTCAAAGATGGCTGATCACTATGACAAATGGTTTCCTGCATGATCCCCTGCTCCCACATCATGTTAGCTGTGATAATTTCAGCAACTTTAGGCAATTCTGGTTTCTTTAGACCTTGCTCTTTCATCTCCTGAGCAAGTAATTCTTGGCCGCTGGCGCCATCAATTACAACCTTAGCAATGTCAGCTGATTTCAGAAAATTAATAATCCATTGAGTACCATTCCTAACTGATAAACAGTCAATAGTCTCAACAAATACCTTATTTTCTGATGTTCTTGCTGCAATTGATAGTGATACGTTGTTGCCATCTTGACCAAACTTGATACCGACAAAAAGCTTGCTTTTGAGTTCTGGCACTTGCTCAACTTTGAGTTTTGCCCATTCTTTTTCGGATATAACTGATTTTTGGTTAAAGGATGGCCAATAACCTAAGCGTTGGATGTTGTGATCAATCTCATCTTCACCTAATTCAGCTTCGATTTTCCTCTCGTTGAGGTGGAATCCCATAGATGGGTTGGAAATATACCAGGAAGATACATCGTTAATCTTAACCATCTCAGGAACTGACCATTCAGCCCAACCAGAATAACGCTTATTGCCTTTTAAGCAATCTTTCCGATATGCTTCAAATACTGTACCAGTAGATACCATCGTTGGCGGCGTTCCACACATAATAGTCATTGGATTATCACTATCAGTAACTGTGTACTTCAATGCTGATTCTTGCTCAGATGTGTATTCTTGTGCCTCGTCAATGATAAGTAAGTCAAATCCCTCACCAAGTCCACCGTTTGATGTCCTAGTTCGGAACTGGATAACAGCGCCGCTGGCTTTGAACTCTATACGCTCTTGACCCTTGGCTTTATTTGATATAAAGTCTTCTCCATCAACATAACCTGACATCTCAAGGTATTTTTTCACCTTCTCAAATGATGCGTGAGATGTGCTGATGCGATGGGCAGTATGTAGGATTTTTAAACCTTTATGCAAAGCCCACAGCTCAACAATATAGACTACTTCCGTCTTACCATTACGCCGTGGAATAGCATATCCATACTTTTGATGCATCCATAAGCCATCTTCATCGACGGCCATAATTGGTATAAGCATATTTTCTTGCCATGGATAGCAGCTTAGCCCTGTTTTTTTGTAGTAATTAATAGCTTCATGCGCTAGAGATTTAGCAAAATGTAAATTTACCGATTGCGTAGGTCGCTGATTGCCAAGCTTTGTTTTCGTCTTAGTAACCATACTTATTCCTTTCAATCGTACTGCATGATAACCCTATCGCTGGGAGATAATTAGATCACCGCCTTAACTCCGTTTTTTAAACCACCACTTTTTATTTTTTATAACTGCAACTTCATCACCAATTGACTTGATGGCAGCTTGATTGTCTAGTGTCGCTGATTTAACTGCTGCAAACTCTCTATTTATTGCTTGGGCGTTTTGTTGTATAATCGATCTCAGCTCTGCAATTTGTCTGTTTTGATTCTTAATAGCTTCAGCTTGCATGGCATTCTCTGCGATCAGCATCACAATTGCTGTTTCTAGTTTACGTTTCTTTTTGAGTCGTTTATTCATTGTTTTCTCCTTTATTTAACTTTGTTGCACACGACATTTTAGGGACAAAATTTTCCGCAGCTTCTAAGGCTTTTTCGTAAGCTTCTTTTGTTTCATTGACTTTATTCATAATTTGTTGAAATTCGTCTTTGTTTTCCCAAGTCATTTCGACATTTAATGATATTTTATTCATATTTTTCTCCTTTTTGAGCATAAGAAAAGCACCAGATTGCTCTAGGTGCTTAATATATTGCGTTTTCTGGATCTGGATCAATCGCCACCCCGCTATTAATAGCTTTGTTTAATTCCAGTGTTGCATCTGGTAGAACCTTTTTCCACTCATCAAAGTAAACGTCTGGCTCCCAAAAAAATACTCTATCAAGCGAGTCTTCTCCAAACTTTTCAAGATATTGTTTTTCAGCGTCGTCATATTTTTGACGCAGTTGCCGATGTAATTTTGGTTCCATATTTATCACACTTTCACAAATAATCCAATAATAAAATTCAAAAATTCAGGGTCGTCATTGATTGTCTTGTAGTCATATTTCCATGTTTTTTTGTCAAAGGACTTAGCAAATCGTTCTTCAGGAACAAAAATACCTTGTAATCCCATAGTGAAAACTTCAGCTGCATCGCTGTAGTATTTACCAATATATGGTGATATAAAGTCATCTTTCTTAGTAACTTCCCCAATACCATAATTTGAACTTGGAAAAATATCTTTCAAGCGAACCTCAGCTTCATTAGCAGTTCTTTTATCTACCCAGGCTTTCTCTAATCTTACTAAATCAGGATTAACCAGTTCAATCATATGTCCTATCTCATGGTAAGGTGTTGTTTTTCTTGTTCCATTTGTAGCAATAACTAAATCTTCATCATATCCATCGAAGTAACCGCGCTTCCTTTTTATAGCTTTTAGTTTTTTACCAATACCGTCCGGAACAGCTGCCCACTCAGTTGGATAATTTTGAAAAGCCTCTTGTAGCTGGTCTTTAACAAGTTTAGATGAACCTTTTGCCCAAGTATTTTTAGGTATTTCTCCACCGATTTCACGAAAATTTGAGAAAATTTCTTTTAATTTCTCTTTATCTCCTATATGTTCTGAAACTCTAAAGTGATAATTGATACGTTTCCCTATATCAATTATATCACTCGGACCAACCTTTGTCATATCTAACTTAGCGATATCATTTTTGATAGATTCTACTAGAGCACTTTCCTTAAATTTTTCAACCCTTTCTATAGATTCTTGAGTTTTTTCTTTCTTTCGCCAGATTTTACTCCAAGCACTCTGAACTTTTCCATTCTTCGGGTCATAGTCAAGCGTACATCGACACCGCTGATGTCTTCTCCATACGTCCTTAGGGACTTTTGGATAACTATAAGTGCCAACAACCTCACGACACCATTCACAACAGTTGCCACTTTCTGTTCTGACAACCTGTGGCGTCATACCTGTTTTATATTGTAAATCCGCATTTGCCTTGATGGTATCATCCACAATGGACTGCGAAAAATTAACAATCGGTTCACCAAACAGCCATTTTACATCATCAAATGTATTCTCGCTATCCAAACGATTTACCATCCCGTTAATCTTGTCTCGATTTAGCGGTGGACGTTGCACCTTTAGACCAATCTGAGCATTCTCATTTAAAATCCGCTGAACATCACCAGCATAACCTGAAATCAATTTGTAATTCCGTCCCATAGTCTCATCTAAGAGACGCTTAGCGATATTGTAATACATTTTACCGTCTGGTAATTTATCCGAGGTAATAGAGCCTGTCAGAGCCAAAGATAAAAGTTTTCCAACTTCAATACCAAACTCGTTGACTGTTTTATATGTTGCTTTTTTAGACTTCAAATCTGCAAAAGCCTTAGCAACGACCTCGCTTTTACCAAAATACTGTTCAAAATCCTGTTGAACTGATTTTAAAATCTTAGGTAAGACATCATCAGCCATCAGTTGTCACCTCCGTCGCTTTTGGAGTTGGATTGTCAGAACCTTTTACCCCAGTTAAGTCACGGATAACATCTGCATCCATGAAACCAGGAATAGCTTGATTAAGCTTAATAGCGCCATCACCGACTAAAGTAAGCATATTTGCATCAGCTTCAAAAAGAGGTTCCCATTTAATTTCAGTATCCATGAACTGATTGCGTAAATAAGGAAACTCATCCCTTAAACAAACAGCAATATACGCCACATTTAGAAATCCAGAAGCAAAAGAGCGTTGAGCTTTACGTCCTGCTGCTCTTAAATTTTCATGCGCTGCTTTAATAGCTTCTACTGATGATGGATTGTCAGATGGAAAACCAAGATCATCAAGAGTGAGTCCAGAACCACCAGCGAATAGGGAAGTATACATTTTTAAATGCTCCATGAAAGGAGACATACTGGCTGTAGTAAACTGACCAACAGTTGGCTTATCTCCGTCTTCATCTTTTGAGATTTCCAACAATGTGGATACCGTGGCACGCCACTTTTCCATCGGTTCAGCGTCTGGATCCATTCCCAAAACATATTTTTGTGGGAATGAGTAAAACTCAGCCGTAACCTCTGCTCTCTCAAGCGTTCTCTTCGCTGCCTTTTGATGATACATTCCAGCCTTGGTAATGCGACTGCGACCAAATGGTCTAACTGCGTCTGGTCTGTGAATGATAGGTACAAGCAAGGGGTGACCTGTTGGATTTTTAATATTATATGGTTTCCCTTTTTTTGGATAATACCAGATGTCTTTGTCTGTGAAATAGGCCTCTAACGTAGGATTACCGTTTGAGTCAGACTCTAAAATTGCATAACCCTCTGTTAATAAAAATGTAGTTGGGTCAAGTATCCCCGTCGCTTTACTAGCTTCGATAACTTGCATTTTAGGTAAGCCGTCTTCCGCTCCTGGCATGATGTACACAAAGCAACAAGATGCAATTAATGCTGACTGTATGGCTGTATCAAAAAAGATATCAGGGTTATTCGCTTTAAAAATTTCCCAAGCATTAAAATCATCGTTGGCAAACTCCCTGAAAATAATACGGTCCGCAAGGCTATCAACCCCTTTAGCGGTCCATTCTAACACAGACCTGTACATTTCACGCACATTATTTGGCATGACAATACTTCGTGTGTCGTCTCTGTCATCCATGGCATAATAACGATATCTTTTATCAACTCCAGTTTTAAAAAGAGCTAACTTCCTACGAAGATAGCCCATACCCATATAATTCATTTCTGCTCCTTTATTTTTTGCATGACTAAATCTACAAAGTTTTCTTCATGTACATCTATTCCTTCAATAAGTGTTATTCCAGTAAAACCAAATTCAGATTCATTTGCCAAAATTTCCTTTTTTAGTTTTTTATAGTGCTGCGCTAAATTACGTATTTTTTTAGGCTTTTCTGTAACATCTGTGTTAGGATTTAGGACTTTCTTTTTTTCTTTCCTCTGTTCAGCCCGTTTTTGTTTCATCAATTTACGTTGTTTCTCACGATTGCCTTTCTTACGGCATTCTTCAGAGCAATATAAAGTTCTATTGGTTTTTGCTTGGAAGTTTTTTTTGCAAATTAAGCATTTCTTTTTCAATGAAATTCAACCTCCAAAATTTTCTAAATCCTAACGTGAGAAAAAATGTACAGTGACGGCGTGAAGCTCGGCCGACCGACCGGGTAGGGAGATACCCCCCCCCATTTCGCTTCTAAGAGCTTTTAGTATAAATCAATATATTTGCCTAAAATCACTTTTTAAATGCAAAAGATGACCAGTCTCGACTTTGAGGAAGGTTTCTGTTGCCAATTGTCTTTGGCTCGTTGCTTGCTTGGTTAGCGAACAACTTGTCAGACTTCTGCCTATTGCACTGCCAGTGCGTTAACTGTAAGTTCTCTAGTGCTGATGGATGACCACCCTTCGCAATAGGAACTATGTGATCAATCGCTGCGCTAAGCGGGTGAGGATACTTCAGTGTCTTATCGACTGGCTTACCACAGATACCACAGAGGTTGGTAGTCTTTAACAGCTTTCGCTTATTCTTTTCAAACGCTACCCGATGGGTACCTTTTTTATCTGCCCTTAATTGAGACATAGGGGGCCTTTCTAAATTTAAAAGAGGGGGGTATTTTAGTACCTGCCCTCATTTATTGATAATACTATATTATCACTTTAAAACTGTCATGCACTGTTATTCACTGTCAATCGCTGTCATTTACTGTCAGATTGTTCAGCTCCTTCGTTGCAACTCTTAACAGTCTGAAATATGTGCTTTCGCTGCAATTTAGCTCATCAATCACTTGCCATCTAGTCATCTTATCAATATAGACCATGCTTAAAATTGTTTGACTGTCTGTATTTTCAAGGCTATCAATCAGGTTCTGAAGCTCTCTTTGTTTTCTTATAGCTTCGGCAGTCTTCTTCTCGATATCTTCGGCAGTTGCAATCAATTCTACGTAAACATCATCTTGTCGTCTTTTGTTACCGACGGAGACTTTATCCGCTGTCCATTTAGGGCTAGAAAGCAATGAAGCCTCAATCTTATCTCGACGTCTGATTAAACTAGCGATATATAAATCTAAATTGCGTAAGTCTTTTAAAATTGCCTTAGCTTTGCTCACTAACTAGCTCCTTTTTGATATAATAGATTTGTCAAATTATTAACTAAGGAGTCAGCTGTGAGCTGGCTTTTTTTGTGGAGAAAAGCCCTCTCTTCCTTTTTTTATTTTGACACAGGCGCACGATCCAGACGTTTAGCGTTCTCAAAATGATCATTATACAATTCGCATTTCACATCACTATCCCCCATTTCCAGTAAGCTCAAATTTAACAAATGTCATCCAATGTGTAGTGCCTCTTTGCTGGCCAAAAAGCGGTTTAAATGGAATTGCTGACAAAACTTCTCTTACATTAACCTGGCAATCAGACCATTTAAAAACTAAAGTTCCTCCTACTTTTAGAACTCTCATACACTCTTCGAAACCTTTTGAAATATCTTCTTTCCAGTTTTCTTTATCAAGTTGGCCATACTGGGCTTTCATAATTGAGTTTTGTCCAACATATTTTAAGTGTGGTGGGTCGAAGACAACAAGGTTAAAGCTATTACTTTCAAAAGGCATATCACGAAAATCACCAATTACATCAGGGTTGACATTGATTTTTTTGCCGTGCATCTCAAATTTTTCTTGTCTGACGTCCATAAAAGTTGTGTGAGGTTCGTTTTTATCAAACCAAAATAGGCGACTTCCACAACAAGCATCTAAAATTTTTATGTCTGACATCCTAATCTCCCATTACCAGTTAATTCAGAAATCAAACTGTCAAGCGCTTTAAACGGATTACTTCCTTTGACAATATGCAAGATGTTGCTTCCAATCTTTCTAAAAATGTAAATACCTTCTTCTGCATAGTAGTATTCGAATTGTGTCTGCTTAATTTCCCTAAACATCATTTTATCTTGGATATTAAATATCTTTATAATTCCAATGCAATCCATATTTCATCCTCCATTCCTAGTCATTTCCGCAATCCGCTTTGTCTGTCTCTGATTTTGCTCACTCGCACGTTTAAGCTGCTTTTGTGCCCTGCTTAGCTGTGTACGTAGTCCGTATATTTGCTTTTCATAGTGACTTTTAAGTGATACGCAAAGCCCTGATACGACAATCAGCATAACTGTTAGTGCAGCGATAATGATGCTTTTCTTTTTGATTGCTTTGTCTTTTTTTACTAACTCATAAAGCAAGCAATCAATCATCTGTTCTTCAGTCATCCGTTTACCCCTTCATGTAGTACTCGTTTACGCGCTTGCCGCTAGCTAACTCTAGCTGTCTAATAAACCGCATCGCTTCGTTTTTGGTTGCGAACTCGTGCTCCTTAAACAGTTTTTTGTCATAGATCGCGTAAGTCGCTGTAATACCTTTGTTGTAAACTCTCACAACGTGTTTTTTAGTAGTAGTCATGTGTCTCCAATTCATCAAGATAGCCTTGATTGACATAGTATGAGCCAATCAAAATAGCGTCTGCTTCGTCGTCTTTGACCGATTTATTAAATTCTTGCTCCACTTTTGTTTTTGACTGTAATTTCATGGACTTCTTGCTTCGGTCTTTGTAGCTAAACTTCCAGTGCTTACGCCACGTTGATACATTGATAAACACGACGTTATCAGCTATTAATCTTCCTAAGATAATTCCTGTAACAATACCGATTTTAAGCATGGATTGCTGGTTAGGTCCCATAACTGAATTTTTTTCGACTGCGATTGTACTAAAATAGCAATCGTATTTTTTTAATGCTCGTGACTGGATTAGTCCTAATTGGCTAGCCATATAGCGTCCGCGCTCAAAGTAGGATTTACTCTTATGTTTTAAGACACCACTCTGGATAAGGTCTGAGCCTTTAAATAAGGCCCACCCTGTTCCAGATGTTGAGATGTCTAACGATAAAACTAGATTGCTCATTCAAGCACCCCGCGAATGCCAAGGGTTTCAAAGATATTTCTCTTATTATCTTCGATAAACGAGAATACTTTTATGATTTCATCTGTGTCTTTCTTATGCTCTTTAGCAAAATATGATGATGTTAGATTGATTTTAGTTTTGGGTTTAGCTTCAAGAATGAGGTCGTAGGCTGTTTCGAATAACTCTCCATCTTCATCAAGTGACGGTTCGTCGTCAATCTTTTTAAAATCACTAATAAAATCCCATTGCATAGTCAAACTGCCAGAGATGGCAAAGATTCGGTTTACTCTATCTAAAATTAGTGCTGTTCCTGTTCCTGTAATTTTGATTTGTTCCATATTTTTCACCTTTTAAAATCCACACTCGCCCTAAAATTGTGTGTGAGCATTGGCAAGGACGAGTGTAGCAATTTTTTATATCATCAATCCTGTTAACTTGACGATATTCCAACTTTCCTTTCTCACTCGGAAAATATTGATACTGCAAAGGCCGAGCTTCACTTTGCAATAGGTTGTTAAAAAACTATTTTTTATTTACCATCCGCACCGC